CACTGGGTAAAGAAGCTTGCTTACACCGTGAACGTTAGCAGATCCACCGTTTGCAGCAGACAACAGAATTTCACGAAGAGAAGTGAAAGAGCCGTTTGTCAGTACGCCAGGATGGAAACAACGTGCAGATTGTGCAGTTGTGTATGCAGAGATATCAGCAGCAGCGCCGCCGCGAGTAGCGGATACAGTAACTGTACCAGTAGAACCGGAAACAGTTGCGACGTTGACGTTGATAGCGATGACATAAACAGTCAAAGGAGAGCTGTCGTTGTCGTCGATTTGAAGTTTCTGGCTGATGTTGAAGCGATCAATGTGATCAGTTTCAAATGTACCGGAAACAGTACCGTTAGTCATGAATCGAGCGAAGTGTGATCCAGCGCCGAGAGACGTAGAAACAACTTGCTTAAAGTAATCAACCATCGAATCAACTTCGCCTGGAAGGATTTTCAGGAAAGTGTTCTCAGGGATCTTGCCTTCAGAATCCATAAGGTCGCGGTGGTTGAAGATCAACGATGCCCAGCTCTCAACGTAGTTATCGATAGATCCACGTACGTAGGTAGACTGAGAGATATCAGCGATATCAGCCAATTGACCGAACTCAACAGAAGACGCGCCTGCGCCTTTGAATGGGACGACAATTTTTGAGCCTTGCCATCCATTGTCGATTTCGAGGTTAGAAAGGAACCAGTCACGCTTGACCAATTCTTCCATGATCATTCTGTTTGGTAGGTATTCGTTCAGCATCGACTGAAACGACGCATTTGCCGTAGTCATATTTTCTCACTCCTTGAGATAAATGTTTTTTAGTAATCTAAGTTTGATAAATCACGAGCACGCTTTTTAAGATCATCCAATGATTTCACTGTAGATTTGACAGCACTAGTGCCGCGTCCTTGAATATTCGGTATGACTGGCTTTTGCGAAGCCTGTACAACCTGCGAAGTATTAGGTACTTGAGCGCCACCTAGGTTTGGGTTGACCGCTTTCAGATGCCTTACAGCTTCACTCACCGCTTGGGCAGCGGGAATATCTTGTCCACGAGCAGCGTATGCTTGTCCAATACTGATCACGTAATCTTTGAATGCTTCAGGGCTACCCATTCCAGCGTTGTAAGCGTCGACAATCGGCCTAGCCTCAGCAGACTGTAAAGCGTTATCTAACTCGAATGTTCTTTGCTGAACAGCGAAGGCTTGTTGGTTTGCAAGCAATTGCTGGTTCTGTTCCTGATAGTATCTCGCGGCATGACGGGCTTGCTGGTTTGCTTCCCACTGTTGTCTCTGGTCTGGAGACATCTGCTCACGCTTTACTAGTTCTAAAGCATACTCTAAAACTTTATTTTTGGGAATATTCAGGCCATCAAAAAATGAATCGAAGTCTCCCTCATTCACGTATCCGGATAGAATAGACAAGGCTTTTTCAGTCTGATCATGGTTTTTCTTTACGTCATCAAACTGATTTTTCAGCTCGTCATGCTTCTGAGCTTTAAAATCATATCCGTAAGCACGTTCATAGAGCTTTTTAAATTTCTTCTCTGTGTCCTCATCTTTGATAAATGGACGAACCCACTCATCAATTTCATATTCCTTTTGGTATGCTTTGAACTTGTAGTTAGGGTTGTATGCCTTAGCTACTTCCTTTGGCACATCTACAACGGCCTTTTCTTTTGTAGAAGCCGCTTTGATAGCATCTAATCCAGTAGGCTCAGCTGCCGGAGCAGGTGTTTGCTCTACCGGGCTAGTGATCTCTGGAGCAGACTCCGGCGCGGTTGTTGTTGGCTGTGTAGATTCCATTTCCATCACATAACTCCTTCAGGACCAACTGGTCCGGGTTGTTGAGCGCCTTGGCCTAGCAGCATACCTGCCACTTCAGCCATTTGCGCTTGGTTCATTTGCTGCATAGCATCTTGAGTCATACCTTGTTGTTGCAATTGTTTTAGCAACCAGTCAAGTGCCTGGAATGGCAACCGTACTCTTTTTGGCGCCTTATTTGGGTCTGAATCTGGAACATACATATCAGCGGCAACCATTGCCCCGCCTGTAGGTATAAACTCAGCTTGAGCGGACTTCATAGCTGCGGCCTCTTGTGCCTGCTTATCAAGATGGTATTGCTCATATTGCGCATACATCTGTTGGACCTGAGGATCAAGCAGATTGAAGTCACGCTCTTTCTTGCGCTTAGCAACTTGCTTTAAAACGTAACCAGAATCATCACTAGGAGATATCATTGGCTCTTCGCCACGCTCCATAGCAAGGAAGTCATTCTTAACGTTTTTCTCGTTAATCGTGAAGTCACCAAAAGATTCTTGCCAGTTGCCAAACGGCATGGCGTTAATCAGTTTGCCAATGTCATCTCGCTCAAGATTGCTTCCGACATATTGAAGGATCTGATTTAAAACAAGCTGTTTACCAAGCTTTGTCTCAATCGTGTCGTTTTGCTCTTCAACCTTGATAACATGGTTAAGATCAATGGTTCCTTTGAACTCTTCGATGTTAATGATCTCACTTCTACCAATGGCAGCGATCAGTTCATCGCCTTCAAGGTAAAACTTAGCAAGCTCAAGATAGATTTTAGCCATCTCAACCAAGAATTCGCCAAACTTTGTGCTGTAAATGCTGAACTTTTGATTCTGATTCATGCTGCGAAATAGCATCGCTGTAGGATCAACTTGCTGACCTTTTTCCATGTCGATCATGTCAATCATAAGAGCGCGAGACATCTCTTGCTCTTGCATTGCTATATATTCATAAAATTGCTCGCCAGTCCTGCCAGGAAGAATGGTTGGCGCTTGGCCTTGGTAGGTGATACCACGCACGCCAGGAAGAAGACTACCTTGGGATACCTTCGTTCCCGCTTGGTAAAGAATCTTGTCTTCGCCAATAGTAATCCCGTGTAACGCGACCTGCGACGACGCACGATTTATCTCCGCTTGCCACGGACGAGCTACTTTCACGATGGATGTAGCGCGTACTTTTGTTGGATGTTCGTCAAAACCTTGCCAAGCAATCGGGAAAATTCCGCCTGGAAGTGGTCCTTCCTCAAGAATACCTGCTTTTGTGGCAATGTAGAAATATCCATCAGGATACTCAGCAGAGGGCTTGAAATAATACTCTAAAAGAAGTGTTTGGTCCTTTTCGCGACCGTAACCGTTCTTCATTGAGTCAAATACCACGAACTCCTCTGTGGATTCTGTGATGTACTTGGACTTTTGCTCGTCATCTTTGTAACGCTCTTTGAGAACTTTGCTAGATTCGAGCTTTTCTACGCCAATCCAGCGAGCAGCTTTCATCTGAATGCATGACGGATCACGAAAGATATTTTGTGCAAATAATCTTTCAAAAACAAACTCGCCAGCAAAGACCGGCTTAGACTTATCAGGAACCGGAACACCCATTTCATCGATCATTGGCTGATCTGTCATGGGGTCAATCTGTGGCTCGTAGCCTTTCAGCTTTCCTTTGGTCTGATCAAAGAATATCTTGACCGCACACTCACCGATTCCGCAGTAATCACTTGCAAGATCTCTAGTTAATGCTGTGAGGTTATATTTGTCTTTTGCATAGTTCCATACAGACTGATTTAGTTCGGCAGACTTTTGGTCTTGAAGCTCTGTCTGATTTCTTGGGGTGATGGCTACGCCTGGGGACTGTGAAATGATCGCATTAACGTAGATCCTGTGCGCTCTATGGAGCCAGTTTTTGGTGATCCTTAGAGAATATGGGTCTGATGTCAGTCCGTTGACGCGGTTTCTTTGCCATAATTCATTAAGACGTTTTGAATAGTGCTCGCCAGAAATCAGAAGGATATTGCTTCTAAACTCGCTTATAGCCTCCTTATCAAGAGACTTGGAGTCGTCGTGAAGCTTATTTAATTCATCAATTTTGTAGGTCGGCATCTAATACTCTCCTTTGTTCTGCTCTTATTACTTCGTTTTCAAAGCTAAAAGGATCGTCAATCATGAGCTGACTAAGTCTCACGTCGTTCATTAAGTCTTTGTCTATGGCGTTTGGCTTACTGGGCTCGTTGGCATCGACAAAATCACCCACCTCTTGGCTTCTTTCTAAAAAAAACTCTACCTCAAACTCCTGTGTCTTAATCCGGCTGACACCAAGTTTGCGGCATTCATTTATAATACCAAGAAGTTTGTACTTTTTACCAGCTCCCGTACATTTCGTTCCATGCGGTGACTTCGTCTCTGAAGCTTTGCCACTCGTCTTGCGCTTGATTGTCATCAAACATCTCCCCTCGACGTTGCTTTATCTGCCATTGATGAAATTGGTCTTTTGTCCAAGTAGTATCAGGTACATCCTGCCTTGCGTCATTATCAATCTTTAAATTTGGGGCAATTTTTACAAAATCCCATGGGATCAATTTCAAAACGTACCGCAATGCATCTGTGAGGTCGTCCTGGAATTTCCTGTTTTTCTCACCAGCAGGAACAGACATAAGCTCTGTCACAAGCTTTCGATTGTCGTACACGCCCTCATCAATCGTTAATGCGGTACTTGCAAATAAAGTGTTGGCGATCTGCTCACCACTATTACGCTGCTTATCTGCCGGGAGAAATGGCTCTCCAGACCGTGAGGCAATCAATCCAAACTCGCGCGATTGATAGTCATAACAAGCCTGGGTGATAATAATACCCTGCCTTAGTTGCTGATACTTCTCTAAGATGTCAGCCGCCGTCGTCTCTTCATGGTCACCGCGCCATGTTCTGACTACTCGTCCCCGATCCATTTCTGGCGAAACAGCCACCACAACAATAGCACCTGCACTACGACCGCGCCCACCACTGCCAATATCAACACCCGCATAATACCTCCAATTTGCAGGGATCTTCTCAGAAGCATCCCCAAGACATTTATCAGGGTCAAACGTCAAATAACGCCTGCCCTCATCTTTTACAAACCTACCGTCAATACGCTTTAAAATCTCAGACTGAGACGTGCAAAATCCTTCGGCCTCTTTGATCCTTGCGTCAGTCCACTGACTAGGTGTGCCGTCATCGTAATACTGACAATCACGCATCGACACACTGCGCTTCCAAGCGTGAGGAAATACCTCCTCAGTTGTGCCAATACACTCCATGGCCCGGTACCATATCTGCAAACCCCGAGTGGCTGTGAAGACTTGATTGAAGTATCCGCGTGTAGCTCTTAAACGTGCTAAACACTCGTTGATGATCTCCTCTGGGGCCTCCTCATCGAACGTAATCATATGGACACTAGAGGTCTGAAGGTTAATCACCTTTTGACCATAAGATTTAAAGTAGATACTTACACCACTGCGAAAATGAATGGCTGAGACGTCACCGCTTTTATACTCAATCTCCCAGCCGTAATTCTCATGGTTTTTCATGTCACCACGAGGTAAGAACTCTGGGATCCACTTCTTTTCTACTTCACTCGT